GCAGGATCATCAGTACCTACATCATTACGTGGAAACGTATTAGGTCTTGATCTATATGTAGATCCAAACGCAGTTGCAACAACAATCGATGAATCTGCATTTATTGTAGTGCCATCATCTGTATCAATTTACGAAAGCCCAATTCTGAGACTTTCCACGAATATCCCAACATCTGGCGAAATCGAGACAAGCCTTTATGGTTACATGGCTGTTGGTGTTTTGGTAGCTGGTGGAGTCCGTCGCTTCAACCTAACCTAATAGGTTAAACCAAGTAATAATCCTCTGGGGTTTAGTAGCCCTAGCCCCAGGGGAGCTTTTTAAGAGAGGATAACAATGCCAGCCACGTATGTAACCGAAGCTGAGTTACGCAGTAATTTGGGTATTGGTTCTCTTTACACATCCGCAACAGTTGAAGAAGTTTGCCAATCAGCACAAGATTTATTAGATCAATACCTTTGGTATAACGAAGCACCAGTAGTCGGTGCAAGTTTGTATAGTAATGTTGCAACTTTAGTTTTAGCAAATCCTGGCATATTTGTAACAGGTCAAACTATAAGCGTAGAAAATTGTGGCAGTATTTATGGTGGCCAACACGTTATTACTGGATCATTTCCAGGTACTACAGTACCAGTATCAATAGGCACAGCATTTTTAACAAATTTACCTTATACAAATTATCCACAAGGTTATTCATTTATTCAGTTTGCCGAAATACATGCAGACGATCCATTTCATAGAATTATCCCAAGTGGAAAAGTTGTAGGCCCAGATAAAAAAGATACGGATTATAGTGTGACCCCAGCCATTCGAGAGGCGGCAATGATTATAGCCGTCGATATCTGGCAAAGCCGCCAGGTCAGTCAGACAGGCGGGGTAGGCATGGATGGGGTATCCGCAAGTCCTTACAGGATGGGTTACCAACTCGTAAATCGTGTGAGAGGCCTCATCCAGCCTTATTCTAATCCCAATTCACTGGTAGGTTAATATGCCAGCTGCGATTACCACATTACGTAGCACACTAGCCACAGATCTTACTAATGCTGGCGTGTGGTCAGTGTTTGCATTTCCACCAGCTACATTACTTGCCAATGCAGTTTCGATTACCCCTGGCGATCCTTACATAGTGCCAAGCAATAACGATCATGTAACAGTATTACCTTTAGCAAACTTTAGAATTTTAATCACTAAACCTGCGTTAGATAACCAGGGTAATTTGGCTGGTATGGAAGATTACATAGTAGCCGTAGTAACAAAGTTAGAAGCGTCAGCCCTAACACTTAACATATCAAGCATTTCAGCTCCAGCAATCGTAAGCGCTCAAAGTGGCGATTTATTGGTGTCTGAGATAACAGTATCAATCCTAACGAGCTGGAGTTAATTATGAGCAAAGCAGATGATTTAGCCTTCTTAATAAAGACAGGCCAAATAAAAGAAGCACCAAAAGAAAAAGTACAACCTAAGAAAGAAGAGGAATAACAATGGCCATATATCTAAATAACAATGTAGGCGTTAAATTGGCTACTGCCGCTGCGCCTACTGTACCATCCGTTGATATTAGCGATCTTGTTACAAGCGCCGTTATCAATCAAATCGTAGATGAACTAGAAATTACAACAATGTCAGATACAGCACACCGCTTTGTCCAGGGTTTGTCATCTGGGTCATTTACCATCGACTTTCTCAATGACTGGGCATCTGCCGATGTAATGCAAACATTAAATGATGCTTTTGGACAAACTTTGTCAGTATCAGTTATTACAGTTAAAGGCACAGCTGTATCAGCTGCAAACCCTACCTACCAATTTTCAATTCTTGTGAACAACCTTACCCCACTGGGTAATGGTGGCGTCTCAGAAATTGCGTCTAGTAGCGTGACCTTTACGCTAAACTCCGCAGTAACAGTATCGCCATCAGTGGCGTTCTAATTAAGGAGTAACAATGGCAAAGCTTAAGATTACTAGGGCTACTGGTGAAGTCACAGAGCATAAAATAACACCAGGTGTTGAATATGCATTTGAAACCAAGTGGTCTGCTGGCATTAGCAAGATGCTGCGTGAGCATGAACAACAAACCCATATTTATTGGTTAGCTTGGGAGTGCTTGCGCAGATCTGGCGCACAAGTGCCTTTATTTGGTACAGAGTTTATAGACAGCCTAGAAACTGTCGAGGTATTAGACGAAGAAAAAAAATAATAGAGCGGGGTTCTGTTTTCTATAGTATCGCTCAGTTATCTATAGAAACTGGAATACCGCCTAGCGAGTTTATCAATATGGACTCGGAGATGTATCGGGCGATAGTACAAGTATTATCCGATAGAGCTAAGGAGATCAAAAATGCCAACAGAGGTCGTAGGCGTTAAAGAGGTCATGAAAGGCCTTAGCTTTATTGATGAAGATATGTATAAAAGAATTAAATCAGCTATAGATCCGTTAATGCGCCAGGTAGAAGCTACTGCTAAAGGTTATGTGCCTAGTAATACAGAGGTACTATCTGGCTGGTCTAAGCCAATATCTTCACAGGTAGATTATCGGCCATTCCCAAAATATGATGCCAATAATGTAAGAGGTGGCATAGGTTACAAAGAGGGTCAAAACAGAAGATTCAAAAATGGTTTTCAAGTAGAAAATTATGTTTACAATATAAGCGCAGCTGGTCGTATCTATGAAACCGCAGGCCGATTAAACCCACAAGGCAGAGCGCCATTTACATCTGTTAATCCTGGTGGTGGCACATTAGCATTTAAGGCAGCCCCTACTGCTAGAAGAAAAAGCCGATCAACACGTTCATACGATAGTAATAATCCATTTGCAGGCTACCAGTTTGTTACTGACTTACCACAGCTTACAAAACAACCAAGTCTTAAAGGCGTAAGAAGCCCAGGCAAAAAAGGACAAGGAAGAATAATTTACAAAGCGTTTGCTGAGAGTAGCCCTAAGATTTATGATGCAATTCTTAAAGCTGTATTAGCCACAGCTGAATACTTTAATGATAAAACAGAATTAAAGAAGGTGGCATAGTGGCCAATGTAGTCGTATCCGCACTCGCTACCTGGAATGGTAAGGCACTTAAAAAAGCCAAGCAAGATGTAAATGTATTTGATAAACAATTAAAAAGTTTAGCACGCACTTTAGGCTTTACCTTTAGCGCTACCGCTATTGTTGCATTTAGTAAGAAGGCAGTTAAAGCATTTGCCGAGGATGAAGCCGCAGCCAAGTCGCTTGCATTACAGCTAGAAAATACAGGTAATGCATTTAGAGTTAATGAAGTAGAAGATTATATTAAGAATTTAGAAAAAACTTACGCAATACTTACAGATCTACGTGCGCCATTCCAGACATTATTAAACGTTACTGGCTCAGTTGAGTTAGCACAAAGATCTTTAGAAGCAGCTTTAGATATAAGCGCTGGTACTGGACAAAGCCTGGCAACTGTAGTAGGTGCAATATCCGCAGGTGTAAGAGGTCAAACTAAAGCATTAAGAGGACTTAATACAGGCATAGACGAAAATATCCTTGCTAGTGGCAACATGAATAAGATTATGGAAGAGCTTGAAAGGAGATTCTCAGGTCAAGCGTCCGCCAGGTTAGGTACTTATGCAGGCAAGATGGATATGCTTAAAAAGAGTGCCGATGAAGCTACAAAGGCTATCGGAGAAGGCATAATAGATGCTCTAGTAATTCTTAGTAAAGATAAATCTATAGAAAACCTTGCAGATAACTTTGAAAACTTAGGCGATAACATAGCGTTTGCTGTTAAAGAACTGGCTAAATTAGTTCGTGGATTTAATGATTTAGTAAATAATCCAAGCTTTAAGGCAGGTCTATTGGCCTTGGCTATTTATAGTAAAAAGACTAAAGCTGTTGCAGCTGCATTTGCCATTATAGGTGGTAACGCTGTTGGTGGTTTAGCAACCAAAGATTTTGGCAAGGGCAGTTCACAGTTTGGTGGTACTAGACAATTAAGTAGAGAGTTAATGATTTCTAAACTCTTACTTAAAGCACGTAAAAAAGAATACGACATTATTAATCAAAAAAATGCTATAGAAAACAAGAACTTAGAAGAGTTAAAAAAGAAGTTTGATTTAGAGCGAATAGGTTTAACACAGGCGCTTAATGTAGCCACAGATGATGAAACTAAACTACGTTTGAGAGCACAGCTAGCCATATTAGATGAGAATGAAGCTTTAGCTAAGAAACTATTGGCTGAGATGGAAGCTGCGGATGCATTAAAGAAATTGGCTGAGGCAGCCTTATTAGCAGCAAACGCTTTAATGTCATTTGATCCAGCTAAATTTAGAATGGGCGAAGAAAAATCTATGCAGAATATACCTGATGTATTTGATAGAGCCCCAGCAAGTACTTTAGATCCATTACCATCATTCGCAGGTGGATTTGATGTGGGTAGGTTTAGAATGGGCGAAGAAAGATCTATGGTAGTGACAATAGATACTGCTCAAACTGGCGATAAATTTGCACAATTAATTGCTGAAAGCATACAGGTCGCTAATAGATCAGGTTATAGCACAGTACCAAATGGGTTTATAGTATGACAGTACCTGTAGTAAATGCTGTAATTAACTTTAGCACTGGCCCTGCTTTTGCACAGGCTATGATACTTGACCAAGGTATCCTAGGCACAAACGTATTGGCTGACTCCGCAGCTGTAATTGTAGATGTATCAGATCGTATAAACAGAATTGAAACTACTAGAGGCCGTACTGCACTAAGTGATTCATTTCAAACAGGTACGATGACTTTACGTATAGTAGATCAAAATGGTGAATTTAACCCACAGAACCCAGCCAGCCCATACTTTACATTTTTAACACCTATGAAAAAAGTGCAGATAACTGCTACCTTTAATAATGTTACTTATCCTGTATTTTCAGGATTTATTACAAGTTACGTTACAACCTATCCAGATAACTCATCTTTTGATGATGTAGCAATAACTACTATACAAGCTGTAGATGCTTTTAGATTAGCCCAGTTAGCCCAGATAAGCACTGTTACTGGTGCTAGTGCTGGTGATCTATCAGGTACTCGCATTAATAAGATATTAGATGAAATTGACTGGCCTATTTCTATGCGTGATATAGATACAGGTTTAACTACATTACAAGCAGATCCAGGTACTAATCGCACAGCATTACAAGCTTTAACTAATGCCACTGAATCAGAATATGGCGCATTATATGTAGATGGTTATGGATCATTTGTATTTCAAGATAGAGCGGTAACTGTTGGATCTATTGCTGGCACACCTACAGTCTTTGCAGATGATGGCACTGGTATAGATTACTTTAATGCATCCTGGATATTAAACGATGTACTAGTATTTAATAAAGCGACCATTACTAGAGTCGGTGGTACTGCCCAGGTAGCGACAAATCAAGCCAGCATAGATAAGTACTTTTTACACAGTTATTTCTTAAATAATCTTTTAATGGAAACCGATGCAGTAGCCCTAGATTATGCCCAGGCTTATGTGGCCAGTAGAGCTGAAACCTCTATCCGATGCGATGCCATAGTCCTAGACCTATACACCCCTAATTACGATGCAGGTGTAGTAGCAGCTTTAGACCTAGATTTTTTTGATCCGATCACAGTGCTTACTACCCAGCCTGGTGGATCGACTATAGAAAAAACTTTGCAGATTTTTGGCGTGAAAATGAATATCACCCCAAATAGCTGGAAAACAACGTTCACGACACTAGAGCCCGTTATAGATGCATTTATCCTAAATAATAGCATTTATGGCACTTTAGACTATAATGTCCTAAGTTACTAAGGAGTAGAGATGGCAGCAGGTTTAGGGTTTAAGGATTTTGTTACAGGTGAGGTATTAACCGCATCCGATGTCGATGGTTATTTAATGCAAGGTATCTGGGTGTTTGCCGATGCCACAGCCAGAGATGCAGCTGTTACATCACCACAAGAAGGTAACTCATGCTACTTAAAAGATACCGATCAGGTTTTAACTTATAGCGGAACTGCGTGGGTAGCTGTAGGTGGATCTGCCGCTTTTAGTGGCTGCTCGGTAACGCAAACAAGTGCTCAAACATTAACAACATCTGTGGACACAGTAATTACATTTAATGCAGAAACTTTTGATACAGATTCTTATCACAGTACAGTTACAAACACTGGTAGAATTACAATACCATCAGGTAAAAATGGTTTTTATAGATTTTATTTTACAATAGGATTACTTGCTCAAAGTAACGGCAGAAGGATGTGCTCGCTTAGAAAAAATGGTAGCAGTGTTTTATTTACAGTTGAAACATCTGAATTAGGTCAAAACTTTGTTCAACCAACATTGACCAGCACTGGTACAGTGGAGTTAGTTGCCACAGACTATTTAGAGTGTGTTTATTACCAAGACAGTGGTAGCAGCATAAATACAAACGGGACGGCTGATCGTGTTAATTTCGGCGTTCAATACTTGGGGGCATAATGAGCTTATATAATAAAATAATTGAAGAATATCCAGAATTAATAAATGAGGATTTTGTTCCTTCGACTGGATCAATACATTTAAGAGATGACAGTGATGGATTAGGTTCTTATATTGCTAAATGGGAATATAGCAAACCATTACCAGATGGATTAACTGTAGGTAAACCAAGTTCTTAAATGAAACCAAGATTATGTGCAGCTGGTGTGCAGTTAAGAGATCAGATTGATACCTGGTATCCAGATCGCCGCACTGCCAGTGATGGGTGGGTTGGTGATGCTCGTCATAGCGCCACCAAATCGGATCATAATCCAGACAAATCTGGGTGTGTCAGAGCCCTTGATGTGGATTCTCGCTTGGATTCATCCGAAGGGATCTCAATATATCTGGCTGACCAGATCAGAAAATGTGCAAAAACCGATAAGCGTATATCTTACGTAATTCATAATGGCAAAATAGCAAGCAGAATACTTAATTATAAATGGCGCACTTATAGAGGTTTTAATAAACATATAAGGCACATCCATATCAGCTTTACAAAGTTAGGCGACAAAGATGGCAGACCTTTCGATATACCACTACTAGGGGGAAAAATATGAAAATATCAGAAAAACAAAAGGCAGTACTTAAATCCTATTTTAGAGGGGTTTTAGTATCTTTCTTAACTTTCTTAGCAAGTAATGAATTAGGTTTAGATCCAGCCGTATCTGTAATTGTTGCAGCTTTGGCTGGCCCAGCAGCTAGGGCTTTAGATAAATCCGATACAGCTTATGGCGTCGGTGCAGATGAAGCATGACAGTAGAATCTTGGGTCGCTATCGCCGTTGGCGTATGCGCCATCTCTACAAGTTTGTTAGTGGGTCTGCGCTTTCTTATTAAGTCTTACCTATCCGAACTTAAACCTAATTCTGGCAGTAGCCTGGCAGATGCTGTTAATCGAATCGATCAGCGCAGTTTAAGATTAGAAGAGCGTGTCGATGATCTCTTTACTATCATAAGTAAGCGACAATAGCAATATGGCAACTAAACGCAAACCTAAGAAAAAAATGGTGCGTAAGCGCAGGACTACTAAAGAGCCTGTCTTAACTAAGTTAGATTATTGGGCTATTGCAGCTAATGAGGTTTACAAAGCCTGCCGTAAGAATGGCATGGATGAATCTACAGCTCTAGCCTTTGCCATGGATCGGACAAGCTACCCAGACTGGATAGTTGATACCACAGATCCTATTAAAGATCCCCTAGATGATTATGAGGAAGACGATTAAGCGTTGGCTAGTAATCAGCGATTTACAAGTACCATACCATCATGAGCAGGCAGTTAAAAATGTTATTAAGTTGGCAAGACGTGAAAAGTTTGACGAGGTTTTATGTGTTGGTGATGAAATCGATTTTCAAACTATTAGCCGATGGAGTGAGAAAACACCTTTGGCTTATCAGCAAACTATTCACCAAGATCGTGAAGAATGTAAGCAAATATTGTGGGATCTCGGAGAGTACAGCCGAGAGATGCATATTATCCGTAGTAATCATAGTGATCGTCTATATAACACTTTATTAAAAACACCTGGCTTAATCAGTCTGCCAGAGCTGCAATACCCTAAGTTTATGGGCTTTGCCGAGATGGGCATGACCTACCATAAAACAGCTTATGAGTTTTATCCTGGCTGGGTTCTTTGCCATGGCGACGAAGGTAGTATGAGCCAGCATGCGGGAATTACCTCATTAAATTTGGCAAAAAAGTATGGCAAATCCGTAATTGCGGGGCACAGCCACAGGTTGGGCATGAGTGCCTATTCAGAGGCCATAGGGAGCCATTATAGGCCCTTATACGGCGTTGAGGTAGGTAACCTTATGAATCGACAGAAAGCCTCTTATTTGCGCTATTCTGCAGCGAATTGGCAGATGGGCTTTGCTATATTAGAGGCCACAGGTAAAAGCCTAACCCCTACCCTAGTACCTGTAAACAAAGATGGCAGTTTCACAGCGCTTGGAAGGCATTACAGCTAATAACGTTACCAAATCGTTATCAAATATACCCGCTAAATCATCCACAAAGTCATACACAAGTGCCACAATATTTCCATGCCACAAAGCGTGAGCATAGAAAGTGGGGCTACATGTACACAGAGCTAAAAGACTTTGGGTATCTAATTATGTGGGGAGTAGTCGTAGGGTTATTACTTACCTGGGCTATTGGCACATATATTGAAAACATTAAAACTATACATTACTGGCGAGGCCGTAAAGATGGCTGGGATATGCAT